CTTAAATGATTTTCTTCCTAAGAAACCTAGCGAAGTCGAACTTAAAGTTATGAAAGAGATGTTTGAAGCAAGTGTTGATGGCAGACCTTATGACGTAGATCGTTGGAGTGCATATTATCGTCCGGCCGGAATGTCGGCAACTAATGCCAATCCAAAACCGGTAGTAACTGAAGCATCACCAGAGGTTGTAGCTACAGCGTCAACAACGCCAATAACTTCGGTGCAAGAACCAGTGGCTGAAACTACCGCTCAGGCAGAAGAAAAGCCAAGCGGTCAGAAAGCTGAAGACATTCTTGCAATGATTCGTGCTAGACAAAATAACGCATCATAAGTTGTAATAATAAGTATAGCGGTAATTTTCTTGCCGTTATACTTTTATATAATTATAATTATGAAGATTGCAATAACTGGACATAGTGCCGGAATTGGCCAGGCTCTCGCCAAAGTTTACAAATCAAAAGGTCATGAAATAATTGGATTGAGTAAACGTAATGGGTATAACATACGCAATTTACGTAAAATTGTCCCTATGATTGAACCCTGTGATATGTTTATTAGTAATGCCCAAGAAGGGTATGCACAAACTGAATTGTTATTTGATGTTTATGAGGCCTGGAGAGGCCAAAGTGGCAAAAAAATTATTATAATTAGTACACAAATGACTAGTTTTCCTATTTCAGTAATACCAGGTCATGATATGACTAAGTATCATCATCAGAAGGTTACTTTAGAAGAGGCATATAAACAGTTACTTAATAATAAAGATTGGCCAAAATTAATATTAATTAAACCAGGTGCTGTTGGTACACAACCCAATCAACAAACACCTTACCCTTATGCAGATGTAGATAGTTGGGCTCAAACTGTTGTTAATATATTAGAATGTGCAGGTCCTGATATGGAGGTTACTGAGCTAACATTGGTTGTAAATTACCGTGACATTTGATCACAAAAAATATCTTACTAATAAAAGTTTTTGCCCTTTGCCGTGGACAGGAATGTTTGTAGATGTTGACGGAACTGTAAAAAATTGTATTGTAGCCGGAGATATAATTGGTGATTTAAAAGAAAAAAGTATTGGTGAGATTCTAGATGGAGAAAAAAATAAACAAATAAAACAAGATATGTTGCGTGATGCAAAACCTAAAAGCTGTTCTGCATGTCATTTATTAGAAAAAAATAAAAATAGTTTTGATATAATTAGTAGTAGAATTTATTATTTACGAGAATTAAAATCCATACCTCTAGAAACATATGATAATGTAGATAATTTTAATCTTCATCATGTAGATATACGTTGGAGTAATACTTGTAATCATGCTTGTGTTTATTGTGGACCATATGCTAGTTCTAAATGGGCACAAGAATTAAAAGAGGTAGTAAAAAAGCCAACAGAACAATCCATAGATGAAGTAAAACAACTGGTATTTGCTAATGCTAGTCAATTAAAAAATATTTATATGGCAGGCGGTGAACCCTTATTAATGAAGGAAAATGAAGAGTTTTTAGAATTATTATTAGATGTAAATCCCAATGTACAATTAAGAGTGAATACTAATTTAAGTAGGTGTAATACAAAGGTATTTGATTTAATATGTAAATTTAAAAACGTACATTGGACGGTTAGTGTTGATGAAATAGAAGAACAATTCGAATATGTACGTTATGGTGGTAATTGGTCTGAGTTTCTTGAAAATTTAATTATTATTCAAAAACTTGATCATAAAATTACATTTAATATGTTGTGGCATTTATTAAATGCTTTTAGTTTGTTTGAAACAATAACTTTTTTTAAAAAGTTAGGATTTCATGATAATGCCTTTTGTGTTGGTCCTATTACAGGCCCGGTACATTTTGATGTTAGAAATTTAGAATTAGAAATAAACAATTTAACAGAAATATTACAACTTCAACGTGTAAATTCTGGGTATTTGTTAGCAGACGGGTACAAAAACTTATTAAGACACTTACAGAGCCCATTTAATGCAGATATTAAGTCAAGTATGAAAGTAATAGATGAATTAGACAAAAGAAGAAATCTTGATAGTCGTAAAATATTTCCGGAAATTTATCAATGTTTACAAGATTAGATCAAATTTTATTTGTAGATAAATGTCAGGTATATGAAATTATACCTAAAGAAGAATATGTTTATCCTATTTATAAGAATGCTAGAAGTGCCTTTGATTGGTATCAACGACAAAAAAATTGGAAAATAGTTATAAATGATCAAATTAAAAGAATAGATAATATAAAGGTTTATTTACGTAATCCTTATGAACGATATATAAGTGGTGTTTGGACACACCTTCAAAATTTAATAAAAGAAGATCCTACGCTTGACGAAAATACTATATTAAAATTAATTAAAACCTATCAAATGTTAGATAGACATTATTGTCCACAATACCTTTGGTTATGTAACTTAGCTAGATATATGAATAAGTCAGCAACTATAGAAATTTTAGATATCGCCTCAGTAGATTTATTTGGAGAGAATAAACAACACATAAAACCTTTTACTGGATCACCAACTAAAGAATTTAAGGATTCTTTTTGGAAAATTGATGATAATGATTTTTTAAAACTTGACCAAATCATTAGAGATAATTTTATGAATAAACGTACAACAATTAAAGAGATTAATCTTTATATTAAAAATCAGCATATTGATTTATATAAAAGAATTTTTAATTTAAGTATAGAATTAAAAAATCAACACGATACCAGGTATCGTTATGAATAAAGATTTTAAAATTTGTCCTAGACTAGAACATTTTAGACGCCTAGAAACAGACGGAAGGTTTGGTGTTTGTGGGCATATGGTTTCTGGTAATAGTTTTGATACTCTTGAGGAACTAGAAGACAGCAAATGGTTAGAATCATTGAAACAAAAAATGGACAATAATATATGGCCTAATGAATGTATTAGATGTCAATTAACAGAACAAGCAAATGGCTCAAGTATAAGATTAAACGCCATTGATCGTGACCAGATATTAAAAAATGTAAGAAAGGATTATCTTATTATAGGTGGAACATTAGATAATTATTGTAATAGTGCTTGTATTAGCTGTAACAAGAATCTTAGTACTAGAATAGGTATCTTAGAAAAAGATCCGATTATAAATGATAATTATATTCAATATACCAAAATACCACAAGAAAGGATAGTAGAATTAGATATAAATGGCGGAGAGCCAAGTTTGAGCAAAAATTATAAAAAAGTACTTGCAAATTTATCTAGTTATGTTAAAATAGTTAGAGTTAACACAAACGGTTCTCGGTATATTAAAGAATTAGAATTGTTATTAGATAAAAAAATTAAAGTTATTATTACTTTAAGTTTAGATGGTATAGGTCAAGTGCATGATTATTTACGGTGGCCAATTAAATGGGTAGATTATAAAAAAATGGTTGAACAGTACTGCACTCTCAGAGAAGAAAATAGTTTGTGTAGTTTAGATTTTTGGACTACAGTTAGTAGTCTGAATATAAATGATTTACCAAATATTATTGAATTTGCTAATTTAATGAATATTCCGCATGAATATGGAATATTACAGACACCCAATGAAATGAACATAAAATATAAAAACAAGTTTACAAACCGTGCTAAGAATCTTTTTAATGAATTGGAGATATCGGTAGATATAGATAATTCAGATGTTTTAGAAAAATTTCTTGATAAACAAGATAAAATTAGAAATATAAAGAGACAAGATTATGGATACTAAGGGGTAATAATATGGGTAAACCATTTGATGTAAGTAAGTTTAGAAGAAGTATAACAAAAAGTATACAAGGACTGAGTATAGGTTTTAATGATCCAACGGATTGGGTTAGTACAGGTAATTATGCTCTTAATTATCTTGTAAGCGGAGATTTTTATAAAGGTATTCCTTTAGGAAAGGTTACTGTATTTGCCGGTGAGTCCGGTGCTGGAAAATCTTATATTTGTGCAGGCAATATTGTTAAAGAAGCACAACTACAAAATATTTTTGTTGTATTAATTGATTCTGAAAATGCATTAGATGAGTCATGGTTACATGCATTAGGTGTAGATACTTCCGAAGAAAAATTAATGAAACTATCTATGTCAATGATAGATGATGTTGCAAAAACACTTAGCGAATTTATGAGCAGTTATAAAGAATTACCAGAAGAAGATAGACCCAAAGTAATGTTTGTTATAGATAGTTTAGGTATGTTATTAACACCAACAGACATAAAACAATTTGATCAAGGCGATTTAAAGGGTGACTTAGGACGCAAACCTAAAGCATTAACAGCAATGGTACGTAATTGTGTAAACATGTTTGGTAGTTATAATGTTGGTATGGTTTGTACTAATCACACTTATGCTAGCCAAGATATGTTCAACCCAGATGATAAAATTAGTGGTGGACAAGGGTTTATATATGCAAGTTCAATTGTTGTTGCAATGAAAAAATTAAAACTTAAAGAAGATGAAGAAGGTAATAAAATAACAGATGTTAAAGGTATACGTGCGGCATGTAAAGTGATGAAAACACGTTATACAAAACCATTCGAAGGTGTGCAAGTAAAGATACCTTATGAAACTGGAATGAGTCCTTATTCGGGTTTAGTAGATATGGCAGAAAAAGCAGAGATCTTAACAAGAGAAGGTAATAGTTTAGTGTTTACCACTAGCGATGGCGAAATTATAAAGAAATTCCGTAAAAAATGGGAAGCCAATGAGGATGGTTGTTTGGATAAGTTAATGATTGATTTTAATAAAACTGATAATGTTATTTCTGAAGCGGAAAGCATAAGTACTCTTGAAACAAAAACTCAAGAGGAGTCAATCGGAGACCAATGAAAAAAGATATAGATGTAGCCGTTGAAATTTGGGATATTGCAAAACAATATATGATCGACCAGGATCGTCGAGATGCCGCAGGTGATATTATCTGTTCGCTAATAGATACTTCTGGTTTCGCGGCCGAGGATATTTTAGATAGTGGTTTTCAAAATGATAGACAAATTAAACAAGCCCTTAAGGATTACTTCGTTGATGATTATACTCTTGAGTCAGAGGATGACGACGAGGAGGGGTTTGAAGAATATTGGGAAGATGAATAATGTGGTATAATAAAATTACTTCTGATATTAATAATATTTCAGACTTCATGTTGTATTATGAAAATGAATTATTAGCCGCCAAAAAAGAATGTAAAATATATGGCAATGTTGAATCAAATTTACGTGACCTACCTGGTCTTACAGAACATCGTTTTAATCAATTACAAGAGATAGAAGCGGTATTAAATTATCTTAATATTCAACTTAGAAAAATTCGTAGAAAACATTTCCAAAAATATCTTGAAGGATATCAACGTGCTCTTACTTCTAGAGATGCCGAAAAGTATGTTGATGGTGAAGATGAGGTAATTGATTTTGAAACCTTAATTAATGATGTTGCATTGCTTAGAAATAAGTGGTTGGGCATACTTAAAGGTTTTGAAAGCAAGAACTTTATGTTAGGACATATTACCAGGTTACGCACATCTGGCATGGAAGACGTCAGCGTTTAATAAAAAACCCTACTTAATAACCTTAAAATAAATATAGTAGTATATTATTTTAAGAGTATAAAATTGACTAGAAAAATAACAGCAAATGTATATCACGTTTTTATTGGTTGGGAAAAATCCCAAGCCGTAGCCGCCGAGATTTGTAGATTTAGTATACTTAAATATGCTTCAGGATTGATTCAGTTTCATTATTTAAAGAAAAAAGAATTAATAGAAGATAGTCTTTATTTACGAGTTCCTAAGAGCAAAACGCTCAGAAAGTTAGTAAATGAACCAGCCTCCACAGAGTTTGCATTAACTCGTTTTTGGGTACCGCATTTAATGGAATACGAAGGTAATGCATTATATTGTGATTGTAGTTTTTTATGGACAACAGATATTGTAGACTTATTTAAGAAAATGGATAAAGAAAAAGCAGTCTATGTTGTACCACATGATAGGTATGGTTATAAGCCCAGATCACTATTTAAAATGGAGAATAAAGATAATATAATTTATGAAAAAAAGAATTGGTCTAGTATGATGTTATTTAATTGCAGTCATGAAGATTGTGTAAATCTAGATTTAAATAAATTGAATACTAAATCTAGTATGTGGTTACATCAGTTTTCATGGACAGAAAATATAGGTTTTTTAGAACCCGAATGGAATTTTTTAGCCGGGTATTATAAAGAAGAAAAACTTGGCAAACCTAAAGCAATAAATTATACAGATGGCGGCCCGTGGTTGAATGATGATAAATTTCCACCTGGGCTGGCTTATGTTTATCAAGATGAATTAGATGCGTGGCAAGAAAAAAATAAATCAGATGTATTTTGGAGGAATACTGCGTATGCAGGAGAATGGGCAGATAATTATAATGTATATAGAAGAATATCGGAGGATGAAAATTTGTTAGAACCAAAAGTATTAAAAAAACCAAACAAAGATATGTGGAAAAACGGAACAGAAGACCAAATGGTTTTTCAAAATGATGTTAATAAAGATTATGAATCCTACTTTTTATATCTGAATAAACTGTTGGAAGATCCCGATGGTTGTTTTCATGATGAGAAATATACATTGGAAGGATTAAATGAAATGATTAAACATAGAGTTAAAAATACAATCGTAGGAGTTAGCGGAATGGAAGATTTAAGTCCGAGACAAAAAGAGAATGGTATGAAGTATGATGGTATTGTTGGACAATTTATTAAGGGTGCCAACGGATACGTAACTAATTTTGCACATGCAAAAACATTAAATGATAAACAACCTGTGGTATTTAGGGGTATTGTTAAACGTAATGTTTGGGAATGGTGTAAGGAAAATAATCGAGATTATTTTTATATTGATACAGGTTATTTTGGTAATATAAAGCATAAAGATTATCATCGTGTCACAAAAAACAATTTACAATATTTAAGTGATCTTCGAGATGTTTCTTCAAAAAGGTTTGAAAGAACCACAAATGTTGCACCATTAAAGAAATTTACACCTGGTAGTAAAGTATTAGTATGTCCCCCAAGTGCAAAGGCAATGAAATTTTATAGACAGGCAGATCCCGAGTTTGGAGAATGGTGTAAAGATATTCCTTGGCAAATAAAAGGATCAGCTGAATTAGATAAATGGACAGAACATATTCAAAAAGTTATCAAAGAGAACACTGATAGACCTGTAGAAATTAGATTAAAACAAGGGCGTAGTGTTCGTACAAGCACTGATACAATGGCAATGGCACTTGAAAAAGATGTACATTGTTTGGTTACATATAATTCTATTGCGGCAGTTGAGGCTTTAATGAATGGTAAACCAGCATTTACATTAGGTCCTAATGCTGGTGCTCCATTGTGCCTACATGATCTTACTAAAATTGACGATCCATATATACCAAGTGTAGATGAAGTATTTTATTTGTGTTGTAATTTAGCATATCAACAATTTAGTAAAGCAGAACTCTTTAATGGTCAGGCCTGGAAACTTCTGCAAGATTGGTATGGTCCAGTTGGTGATATGGGTAAGTGAAAATAGCCGTATACATTTCTGGTGTACCACCAAAAGTTAAACCTGGTAACGAATTTAAAAGAAATATTTTAACTTGGTTTGGTGAAGGTGCAAAAATTTGTGGTGATGATGTTTATCTAGTTACCGATTATAATACAGTCCTTAACGTTGATGTTGCTGTAATTCAAGGTTGGACAAATAAAACTAATTATGGGCATTTAAAAGTACGTCATAACGCTATACATGGACAATTAACTAAAAATCGTCATGTTGTAATATTAGATGCTAATCTATTTGGTTTTTTGTCACTTAATGATTTTAACAAATATTTACGTTATAGTTTAAATGGAATTTTCCCAACCGATGCTTGGTATTTTAATAAGGATATGGATCTAGCAAGATGGGGAAAAATTAAAAAGGCCTGTCGTTTTGAAGAAGTTCCTTGGAAAACAGATGGTGATCATATTTTAATATGTTTACAGCGTAATGGTGGGTGGTCAATGCACATGAAGCCTGTTACGGAATGGTTACATGAAACAATAACAAAATTAAGAATGTATACTGATCGTAAAATTATAGTTAGAGGGCACCCTGGAGATGTAAAAGAATTAACTAAAGTAAATTCTCGATGGCTTCAGACTAATTGGACAAATATTGAAATTAGAGACCCAAATGATAAAACTCTTCGACAAGAATTAATGAATGTATGGGCAACAATAACATATAATTCTAGCCCTGGCGTCGCTAGTGTATTATGTGGGGTACCAGTGTTTGTGACTGATCCAATACCACAAAAAAGTCAAACTTTTCCGATTTGTAATACACGTCTTGAAGAAATTGAAAATCCAATGATTGGTGATAGAGAAGAATTTTATCATAGGTTAGCACAATGTCATTGGAACTGTAATGAAGTTAAAAGCGGTGAAGCCTGGGCGTTTATGCGAGAACGTTTTCCTAGTAAATTTCCTAATTTACCTTGATTTTATATTTTTCCAGTAATCTACATCACTATTGATATTTTGATTTCGAATACTAACATCATCGGGTAAAGAGTGACCTAATTCTTTTCTTTGTGTTCCTTTCATATGATCCATATATTTTCCTAGTACACTAGCTATGAATGGATGTCCTGGGCCTTTTCCTTTTAATGGTGGTGTTAAATTGTAAAAAGGTGTATTTCTTTCTTGCTGAAATTTTTTACGTATTTCATCAAATACAAAACTATCGTGATATTCTCGCAGGTTAAATAAACTATCGTTAACATATAAATTTCTCCAATAATTCATAAAATCTCGATTATCTTTATGTTTAGTATTGTATGCAACCCAGCCACATTCAGAATGGTATTTTGTGTTACGACCTAAATAACTAACATAATATTCATCTGGACAAACCTCTTTTAAAAAATTAAAAGGTATATCTTTAAATGTTTTACTATCAGCATCTAACCAAATTACCCAATCGCTATTGAGTGTTGTACAAGCATGTATTACTGAAAATACTTTATGTGAAAACCTAACAGCGTCCCATTTAAAATTGTTATCCTTGTATGGTATTCCGGTGTCTTTCATTACTTCACCGTTTGCTACAGGATTATTTTTATGTTTATTTTTAAATGTAACAAGATCGGGACAGGTAGCATGTAAATCTAATATATGTATATTAGGTTTGGATACATGCGGTTGACAATCTTCTGCATATACATATAAATTAATTTCATTTGGCCAGTGTTCTTCAAATGAATTAATCATAGTTTGAGCATATTTGTCTAGCCCTGGTTTGTGAAAAGTTGTAATAACAGAATATTTCATTTTATATCAATAAGGTTAAATATATATAATAAGAACAAATATAACTTATTTAATCGTTTATGAGAACACTTGCTTATTTTCCAAATAACCGGGCATTTAATTCGGGTGCAGTAATGCGTGCCTTTGAAAAAAGTGCTTCTAAGCATTTTAAACTTGTTAAAAATTCTTTAGATTGTGATATGGCCGTTATTTGGAGTTGCCTTTGGGCCGGTCGCATGCGTGGTAATAAAGAAATATATGACCATTATAGAGCACAAAATAAAATAGTAATAATAATCGAAGTAGGTGCAATTGAAAGAGGAACAACATGGAAGATAGCACTTAATCATATAACTTCAGAAGGTATATATGGAAATACTAAGAATTTAAATCCTGACCGAATTAGAAAGTTAGGATTAGTACCAGTACATCAACACACTGGTGACAATGGAAAAATATTATTAGCGGGGCAACATCTGGCGAGTCATCAATTATATAAACTAGATAATTATGAAAATTGGTTATTGCAACAAATAGAAGAGATAAAAAAATATACCGATAGAAGAATAGTAATTAGACCCCACCCTAGATCACAAATAAATCAAAATAATTTTTCTTTACATACTGCCAGATTTCAGATTCCGGTGCATCTTGCAGATACATACGATAACTTTGATATAAATTTTAGTTTTCATTGTTTAGTAAATTATAATTCATTTGGTCCACCATTTGGATCAATTATGCATGGTTGTCCGATTATAGTTGATAAAACTAGCCTCTGCCATCCTGTTAGTAATACATATAAAGACATAGAACAACTTAAAGAGAAAGACCAAACAGAATGGTTATTGCAAATAGCACATACTGAATATACTGTTGAAGAAATTAGAAATGGTGATTGGTATAAACGATTAGAGGAATATCTTGGGTAAGAAAGTCTTAGATTGTGCCTGTTTAATACATGGCGATTATTATAAATTTGAATACGTCGAAATTCTAGAACGCAGTCTTAGACGTAATTTTGACACTCCAATAAATTTCCATGTATGGACAGAAGCAGATCGTAATGTCCCAGGACATATGATTAAGCATGATTTATCAGATCTTGGTGTATGTGGTCCCAAACAAAGTTGGTGGTATAAGACTCAACTGTTTGACACTAGTAAATTTGCAGGCAAACTTTATTATTTTGATTTAGATGTTATTATAACTGGTAGTTTAGATTGGATGCGTAAGTTAAGTATAGAGAAACAATTTTGGGCTGTTCGTGATTTTAGATATTTGTGGAGACCAAACAAATATGTTATTAATAGTAGTGTTATGGTTTTTGATGCTACTCAACATATAGATTTGTGGAAGAAGTTTGCATATAATAAAACACATATGATGAAAAAATATCATGGTGATCAAGATTATGTATATGAGTATTTAAAAACTACCAGCCCTAAAATGATTAGATATTTTGATGTTAATAAAGTTCGTAGTTTTCGTTGGCAGGTACTACATGGCGGCATGGAATTTTTAACACGGCAATATCCTAAAAAACAGCAAATTGATGTGGAAATTGGCCCTGATACTAGTATAGTAGTCTTTCATGGTGATCCAAAGCCCCATCAAATAGAAAAATCAATATTAAAGGATCATTGGTATTAGAGATAAATAACAATAACCGGAGTACGAAAAAATGGCAAATAGAACATATAAAATGATGGGCGATGCAAGATCGTCTACTGAAGCATTAAATGTAGTATTAACTATCGGCGGTGCCGAAGTATATAATGGTAGTGTTACCGCGGCCAATACGGCTTTTGATGGAACAGCTGATAATATAACGGAATTATTTACTTTTGAATTAGATGATGGAACAACCGGAGATACAGCGTGGTCTTGTGCAGTTACAGGACCAGTAGATGGTGTTTTAGTTCTTCAATATATATGGTGCAATTTAATAGAACCCGACGTAACTATTGCTACAAGTTGGTTTAAGTCTGCATCACATTTTTCAGGTAATTATTCAGATTCTGAGAAAGTTTGGGTCGTTGATGAGATCCCAACAGCAGAAGAACAGGCACACATTGCAACAAATCTTCCTGGATTAGACTCAGCAATATTAACTAGATTAAATGCTGGTAATAGTACTAGAACTCCAGATGGTGATGCAATTCTTGATGAAAATATGTTAGCAACTAAAAATGCCGATAATTATTATATATTATGGGCTGGATCAACTGCAGGTTATTGGAATGTTGGTGAAGATGATAACTTTTGGAGAAGTACTCAAGTTGCCACTAAGAGAGACTCAGTTCAAATTGACGGTGAAGATTATTCATTGTCAGACGGTGAGTGGCCACCAGTATTTGCCGGTACAACATTAACAATGACTCAAGAGTTAACACCACCAACTATAAAGTGGAATGCTGGTGCAACTCCAGAATAACCACAAATTTTTAATAAATTTTAAAGAAGCCTGTTATCAACAGGCTTTTTTTATGGCTAGACAATGAGTTTTTAAGTTATTGATTTCATTGAAATTCTTTGTAAGTCATTGATTTATAAAGACTTTTAAAGCCAAAAAGAGGTTGACAAATCGGTTAGGTTCGTCTATAATCGTATTTGTAATCTTGAAAAACTAGGAGAAAATCGTGGAAATACAAAATACAACATTGTATCGTATCGTAAATAAGAATCAGGAATTAATGGTTCAATTTACTGATATCGATTCTTGTACAAATTATATTAGAAATAAAGCCAATCAAAAATACGGCTATTCCTTAGATGAAATTAAATCCTGGGCAGTTCAGGAAATTCAACAAGGAGGCGTATTATGACACGGGCAATTAAATTTAAGAAAAAGGGCGTAGAAACTGATGCCGAAGTAATAGAACGTATCAGTACCCGATTTCAAATCTTAGACGATATGACCAAGGCCGCAATTCGTGGCGATATTAGAGCAATGATAGTACAAGGCCCTCCGGGTGTTGGAAAATCATTTGGTGTTGAACAGCAACTCGAAAGAGCTAGTCTGCTAGACACTGTAGCTAGTAGACCGAAGCCTTATGATATTGTTAAAGGTGCTATGAGTGCAATAGGTCTTTATTGTAAACTTTATCATTATGCCCACAAGGATAATATATTAATATTTGACGATTGTGATAGTGTATTACAAGACGAACTTAGTCTTAATATATTAAAGGCGGCACTAGATAGTAAACGTAAACGCCGTATTTGTTGGAATACTGATAGTTATAAACTTCGTAATGAAGGTGTGCCTGATATGTTTTATTTCGAAGGCTCTGCCATTTTTATAACTAATATTAAGTTCAGCAATATTAAGAGTAAAAAACTTAAAGATCATCTTTCGGCGATTAGTAGTCGTTGTCATTATGTAGATTTAACACTCGATACAAATAGAGAGTTATTATTACGTATTAAGCAAATTGCCGGAACAGGTGCATTATTTGCCAATTATCCAGATCTTACACCAGAGAACCATAATCAGATTATTAACTTTATGGAAGACAATCAAGATAAGTTACAGGAAGTTAGTTTGCGTATGGCACTCAAAATTGCAGATTTGTTTAAAGTGTCCGAAACAAATTGGGAACAATTGGCTCTTGCCACCTGCGTTAAGAGATAGTTCAAAGTCTGGTAGTTTTACTCCTAATTTTTCTGCCAGCAGGAAGAGTATGTCACCAAAGTGGCATACTTTTTCTTTATTATATAGTATAATAAACTTATGCCAAAATGTAGAATAATAGTTCAAGACGAAGTTAATATTAAGATCGAAGGTTTAGCCCTTGATGTTCGTAAAAAATTAACCAATCAATTTAAGTTTGAATTACCGTATGCTCGATATATGCCAGCAGTCCGATTAGGACGTTGGGATGGCAAAGTAGCATTTTTTAATTTAGGTGGAAGTACCTATACCAATTTATTACCCGAAATAGTTTCTACACTAGAAGATTATAACTATGACATTGAATTAGAAGATTTAAGAAAGTATAGAACTCAATTTGAGTTTGATAGAGTAACAATGGATAGTTATAGTAATATGAAATGGCCAAAAGGACACCCGGTTGCTGGAGACCCTATTATACTACGAGATTATCAAGTTGAAATAATTAATAAGTTTTTTGAAAATCCACAATGTATACAAGAAGTGGCTACTGGCGCCGGCAAAACTTTAGTTACAGCAGTATTAAGTCATAGATGTGAACAGTATGGTCGCACCATTGTAATTGTACCTAATAAATCATTAGTTACACAAACAGAAGAAGATTATATAAGCCTTGGACTTGATGTGGGTGTTTATTATGGCGATAGAAAAGAGTTTGGATATACTCATACTATTTGCACATGGCAAAGTTTAAATGTTTTATTAAAAAATACAAAAAATAAAAAGGTGGATATAAGTATTGGTGAATTTATTGAGGATGTTGTTTGTGTACAGGTGGACGAAGTTCATACAGTCAAAGCAGATGCACTTAAAACTTTATTAACACAGGTTATGGGTCACATACCCATACGCTGGGGGTTAACTGGTACGGTACCCAAGGAAGATTATAATTTTATAAGTCTTAAATGTAGTTTAGGAGATGTTTTGGGCAGACTTAGTGCCAGCGAATTACAAGAACAGGGTATATTAGCAAACTGTCATGTTAATATAATACAATTACTTGATCATGTAGAGCATAGAAGTTATCAAGAGGAATTAAAATATCTATTAGAAACAAAAGACCGGATTGAATATATTGCAGGGTTAATAGAGAAAATTAAAGAGGCAGGTAATACATTAGTGTTGATAGATAGGGTAAAACCCGGTCAAACATTAGCCGGATTAATCAAGGGTGCAGTATTTGTAAGTGGAGGAACAAAAACAAATGAAAGAAAAGAACAGTATGATGACGTTGCCATTAGTGATGATAAGGTTATTGTTGCTACCTATGGTGTTGCTAGTGTTGGTATTAATATACCTCGTATTTTTAATCTTGTGCTTATTGAACCTGGTAAGTCATTCGTTAGGGTTATTCAGTCTATCGGTCGTGGAATTCGTAAAGCCGAAGATAAAGATTTTGTTCAAATCTGGGATATAACATCAACATGTAAATTTGCAAAAAGGCATATAACAAAACGTAAGCATTTTTATAGAGATGCCGAGTATCCATTTACAGTTGAAAAAACAAATTGGCAAGTATAAAACTTTACATTTTATCTTAAGGATGTTATAGTACGATTATGAGAATATTAACATTAGAAAATAACAGGGCGTATGATTTAGATACGTTACCAGAAGAAATAGATGATTTAAGATTTAGTATATTAGATAATTCAGATCCAATAATTCCTGATTATTTTTTTATACCTCTTATTTTTTTAGAGAGTTTTAATAGTCCGGCATTAGTATTACGTATTGGTACACATATATTAAAAATGCCCATTGATTGGCAAATATTAATAGGTGAACCCGATTGTGGCAATTTAGAAGTATTACCTTTAACAGCTATTAATGATAGAGGTTTTAAAGCATTTCAATATAATCCAATAAGTGGGTTTAGACCAGAATTTTGTGATATCGAAATAATAAATGTTTATCATGATGTATCTTGGTATGCCCCTAAATTAAAAAATGGTCAACTGTTATGTGTACCAATAAACGATGAAAAGGAACCACCATGTGTTTATTTTGTAAGAGATATTAGTAGGAATTGTGAAGTAATAGAATATGAAAAGGCAACACCGGGTTGAGTAAGAACCAAGACCCATTACATATTAGTAACGAAATGGCTGCATTTGATCGTAAAGATCGAGCGTATTATGATAAGTTTACCGATGAGCAACTTAAAAAGTTTTCTACGTACTTAATGTTACGTTATGGGGCATCAGTAACTGGTGATATTACATTACAGTCTTATTATTTAATGGCTACAAATCAACGAGTGAATAAACATTTTTTTGATCTTAATAGGCATCCTAAGTTACAATGGTTAATGTGTACATCGGTTAGTCCGGGCATGGGTAATAAATATCATTATTGGTTACCTGCAAAGAAGAAAGTTGGTGCTAGTACTAATAAGTTAATAAAATTTGTTAGAGAAATTTGGCCTAATCTCAAAGAAGATGAGCTCGAAATGATAATTACTCTAAACGACAAGAAAGAACTTAAACAATTGGCAAAAGAGCATGGCTGGAACGATAAACAAATTAAAACAGACCTATAAGTGTAAATATTGTGAGCGTGAATTTGCACGTGAAAGCACCCTTGACGTACATGTTTGTGAACAGAAAAAAAGATTCCAACATAAAAATGACCCCGGAAATCGTATTGGATTTCAAAATTACCTTAAATTTTACGAAGTAACGCAGGGTAGTGCCAAGACTAAAACATTTGATGATTTTGCAACATCAGCATATTATAAAGCATTTGTTAAGTATGGAAATTATTGTGTAAATTCAAAAGTAATTAATATAACAAGATATACCGAATGGTTATTAAAAAATAACAAGAAAATTGATCATTGGCATCACGATAATTTATACGAAGAATTTTTACATGAATATTTGTTTAGAGAAAATAGTTCTGATGCATTAACAAGAGCATTACAAAATAGTATTGAGTGGGCAAAGCAAACAGGAAATCCAAGTGAACATTTTTTAAGATTTGGTAACCCAAATCAAATATGTCATTTAATACAATCAGGTCAGATAAGTGGTTGGGTAGTATTTAATTCAGATAGTGGACATGAATTTTTAGAAAGTTTAAATTCAGAACAGTTGGCTATTATATTTGATTATATTAATCCAGATCATTGGCAGAAAATATTCGGAGATTATCCTGGCGATGCAGAATATGTTAAAGAAATGTGTCGACAAGCTGGGTGGTAAAATATATGAAGAAAACAGATATTGATATAGATTTTGCAGACAGAGAGAAAATATTAAAATTAATAGATTGTGTTCCGGCAATGCAAATAAAAGATAATGAGGTACGTAAGCATAATAGTGGTATATATGTTACCGCTATACCATACGACCCTATTAATGATTGTGCTAGTATAGATTATAAATCTGCAGAAGAACGTGGTTATTTTAAATTAGATTTTTTAAATGTTAATGTTTATAAATTAATAAAAGATGAAGAACATTATCAAAAAATATTAGAGCAAGAGCCGCCGTGGGAACGTTTAAAAGAAAAAGAATTTGTTGAGAAAATTATACATATTAGTAATCATTATAATCTTATTAAAAATATGGAAGTTAATAGCATTACAAGAATGGCAATGTTTTTAGCAGTAATTCGCCCCGGTAAACGACATTTATTAGGCCAAAAATGGGGCAAAATTGCCGACGATATTTGGAGCATACCAGATGACGAATCTTATTATTTTAAGAAAAGTCATTCAATTAGTTACGCAGTATTAGTTGCCTTACATATGAATCTTATTAATGAAAAAGAAAGTTTATCTACATAATAAAAGTTTATTAAGGGAATTCCTTAAAGACGCCAAAACGTATACCTCTGAAGAATTCAAGGACCTTCCAGAGGATGCTTTAGTTATAACTCCGATTGGGTATACCAGTCCTCTAGATCGGCATGATATGAAAAATGTTAAATTTGAAATGGTCTTGGAAAATCTTTATG